GTCGGTTTGGCCTCCCCCGTGTTATCAAGAGATCGGCGTCAAAGGGCAGGCGCCGCAGGGGGCGTCGAGACCCTCCCTTCTCCGCTCCCTGCACTAACTCTCTCGGACCTCCAGCCCCATCGCCCGAGCCACCGCAACGCGGACCTCATAGTCCCGGGTAGGCATCCCCTTGGTGTCTTCCAGCACTTCGACGCCATCCTCGACGTAGGCGAAATCGAACTTCATGGTCATCTTGCGCCCCGTCCGTGTCAGGAGCGGTCTATACTGGCCCATCAGCTCGACCTTGACCTGTCGGCGTAGGTCGCTGATCTCCCCACCCCGCTCAAGAAGCTGCAACTCCATCCATCGGTTAGCCTCCTTCTTGCTGTCGAACTTGATGTCACCGACGACCGTCTTCTTGGCCCCATACTTGTTCGCCCTGTTCTTGCGGGCGTATCTCGGGATCATGACCATGAGTCTACCTCGTCAATTTTCCGCCCGATCCAGCGCATGACTGGCACGGCCATGCTGTTGCCCATTGCCTTGTATCTAGGGCCGTCAGCGGCCAGCTTGTTGCGGTATGGGATCAACGTGTAATCGTCAGGAAAGCCTTGCAGGCGCTCGCACTCGCGTGGGGTAAGGCGACGGACTGCCATAGGCTGCGCGATATAGCTGCGTGACGATCCACCAGATGCCGCTCGAATGTTTGCGGTGTCATGTGGTCCTTCCATCACAGAGCCTCCATCTCGCCCACGCATATCAAACGCCACGGCAGGCGGGACACCTGCATTGGCATGGCTTTTGTCATGACCACCGGCCCGCAGTGTTGGGCTGAGATCATCAAGAGCATCTGCGCCGTAGTCCTTCGATGAAAACGCTACCGCAGGCGTCTTGCTCTTATCTAACGTCGGGGTCACATGCTTTGACACGCTGTCACCTTGATTGGCACTATTTTGTGCGCCGAAAGCTATGGGTAGGGTTTCTGTTTCTGCATCGTAGCGCTGACCAGTGCGAGTTGTAAGGCATTGGGCAACTTCTTCTCTCGCTTCTCGGCTCGGCGCAGGATGCCCTGACAAGCTTTCGCGCTCAAAAAGAACCGCTGCGGCACGTCGCCAGTCTCCAAGGTATCCGACAACAAACACACGGCGGCGTCTCTGGGCCACTCCGAAGTATTGAGCGTCAAGCACTCGGTAGGCGAACCCATACCCGAGTTCCCCCAGCGCCCCGAGGAAGGTTCCAAAATCCCGTCCTCCGTTCGAAGACAAGACGCCGGGGACGTTCTCCCAAACCAGCCACTTGGGGCTATATCGTGCAGCAATGGCAAGATAGGTGAGCATGAGATTTCCTCGCGGGTCATCAAGGCCCTTCCGAAGTCCTGCGACTGAGAAGGATTGACAGGGGGTTCCTCCGACCAGAAGGTCAATTGGGTCATCTTTCCACTCCTTGAAATTGGTCATGTCGCCGTGATTGATCGTGTTTGGGTAATGATGCGCCAGCACCGCCGAAGGGAACGGCTCAACCTCGCTGAACCATTGCGGCTTCCACCCCAAAGGGTGCCAAGCGACTGTTGCCGCTTCTACGCCGCTGCAAACGCTGCCATACCTCATGCCCATGAGTCCCTCGGTATTCCTGTGACGACCTCGATCAGCGTCCGGCATTGACGGCTCGGGATGACCGCCCCCGAAAGCCACCGTGACAACTGTCCTGGGCTGACGCCGATCTCTTCAGCGAAAGCCTGCTTCTTCTTGCCTGCTGCCCGGATGTGATCCGCGAGGCGCTCTTGTGCTGTTTTGTCCATGAATGCCTTTCTACGCCAAAATGCGTCCGGCGCAAGAAATATCTTGCCAGCCGCTTACAAGCACGATATAAGGAATGCACTGGAACGCTAGAAAGGATGAGACGATGCTGAAGTGGACAGAGCAGAACGGCAAGATCACCGCCAATCGCGCCTGGGTCATGACCGAGGCTTGGGCGATCGTGAAGCGCTTCAAGAAGATGGGCCAGAAGAAGCCGATCAGCGAGGCGCTCAAGCAGGCTTGGGCCAGCGCAAAGATGGAAGTCTGGGTGCAGATCTCTGGTCAGTTCAAGCGGAACCAGATCGCGAAGCTGGCCGGGCTTGGCCGTGATCGCCTGACCGCAATGTCGAACGACATCCAGAACATTGACCACCACAGCGCAGCCGACACAAAGCGGCTGTCTGACATCGACGCAGCACTGCGGATCGCAGCGTAAACAAGGAGAAAGAGAATGAAGATCAAAGACATCATCACAGACGCCGTCTGTGTCATCGCCATCTTCGGCGGGACTTGGGCCGCACTGTTCCTCGGCTTTGGGTTGGGGCTTTAAGATGAAGCACATCGCAGCAGCACTGGCCAAAGCGCAAACTGAAATGGGCAAAGCGCTCAAGCAGTCGAACAACCCGCACTTCAAGAGCAAGTATGCGGATCTCGGCAACGTCATGGACGCCTGCCTGCCCGCCCTGAACGCAGCGGGCATCGCTGTGATCCAGCCAACGGGCGAAGATGATCATGGCCGCTTTGTAGAGACCGTCCTGATCCACGGCGAAAGCGGAGAGAGCCTCACCTGCCGCGTCCCGCTGATCGTCGCCAAGAACGACATGCAGGGATATGGCTCGGCGGTCACTTATGGCAGGCGCTACGGCCTCATGGCAATGGCCGGTATCGCCCCAGAGGACGACGACGGAAACGCCGCTGCAAAGGCCGCTCCGAAGCCAGAGGCACCAAAGAGCATCAGCGCCGACCAGTTCAGGGAGATCCAAGCCCTGATCGAAGCCACCAGAACCGACGAGGCCAAGTTCTGCCAGTTCATGAACGTCAACGAGTTGCACGGCATGAACGCCAAGCAGGCAGCCAACGCGATCGCCATGCTCAAGAAGAAGCAGGCCAAGATTGAAGCTGAACACGACGCAGCAGTTAAGGAGGAATAAGATGAGAAGCCTTTACGAGAAAAACCCCGAAAATTGGGATAAGCTGGCCCGCTTTGGGCATCCAGAATTTAGGGAGCTGGCCAAGAAATTCTCAAGATACAGCGACCTTGACCGAGCCATAAGCCCTGAAGGTAAGAAAATCTCATCGGGATGGGGTAGCGGTCGATACATGCCGTCAGTCAACTCGATTGTCGCGGCAAGGAATCTGCTGGAAAAGATACAAGGCGAACAGATGAGCAAGAACACCCCTGACCTGTGGACCACGAACAACCGGGTTGAAGCAAAAGAAATACCCCCCGAGGCGAAGCAGATGGTTTTGGTTGCAGGACCGGAAGCGTCTCTAAAAAAGCTGGAAAACATCGCCAAGATGCTTGGCTGCGAAGTGGTGGATGTCTGATCATGGCGCACGAGATGGAACAGCGCTCATCGGAGTGGTTCTTGGCTCGGTTGGGATGCGTCACAGCATCCCGCACCGCCGACGTGATGGCCAAGACCAAGAGCGGATACAGCGCCAGCCGGGCCAACTACATGGCCCAACTGATCACTGAGCGGCTCACTGAGCAGGCTTCGGAGGGTTTCAGTAGCGCGGCAATGCAATGGGGGACAGAGACCGAGCCACAGGCCCGTATGGCCTATGAGGTGATGACAGGGGAAACCGTTGAAGAGACCGGCTTTGTCCTGCACCCCAGCATCAAGTTCTTCGGCGCATCGCCTGACGGCCTGGTCGGATCTGACGGGCTGATCGAAATCAAATGCCCCAACACCGCCACGCACATCGACACCCTGCTCTCCGAAAAGGTTCCGAGCAAATACATCACCCAGATGCACGTTCAGATGATCTGCACCGGGCGCGACTGGTGCGACTTCGTCAGCTTCGATCCGAGGCTACCAGGCGACATGTCGTTCTGGATGCAGCGTGTCCACCGTGACGACAAGCTGTGCAAGGACATCGAGGTCGAGGTCATATCGTTCCTCGAGGAACTCGGCATGAAGCTGCAAAAGCTGCGCGATAAGTTCGGTGCGCCCGATGGTTGACCGCAAGAAAATAATCGAGACGTTCGAGCGCCTTGAGGAAGAGGCTGGCGGCATCTGGAACGCGGTCCCGGCGATCACCC